CGCTTCGGCTGTTTCTCTCTCCCATGCGTCCCGATAGCGCACACCACGGAGGTGACACGCTATGGACCGCTGCTGCGACCACTGCGGCGCCCCGTACCGAGCGCAGCGGTCCACATCCCGGTTCTGCTCGGGAGCGTGCCGCACGGCGGCCGGTCGCAGGCCCCGCAAGGCCGCCCCCGTGGTCACCATCGAGGCTCCACGACCCCCGGCCGGTGATATCGAGGCTGCCACCTTGCGGGAACTGACCGCGGCCGGCGTGGAGCACTCCGCAGCAGGCGCCCGAGCTCTGGCTATGGCCCGCCTGATCGACTCCCCGGCCCCGGGCACGTTCGGTGCCATCGCCGGCTGGTCCCGCGAGCACTCCGCCGCGCTGGCCGAGGCGCTGCGCACCGACCAGGTCGTGCAGTCCACGTCACTCGCCGACCAGTTGAAGGCCCGCAGGGATGCCCGTCGGGGCGCTTGAGGGCATCGCCCCGGCGTGGTCGTGGGTTCCTGACTACCACGACACCCTCGGCCCGGAGGTCGCAGAGCTGTGCGAGGCGGTCGGGTTCTACCCGGACCCGGAGCAGCGGCTGGCCCTGGATGCCACGTTCGCGTTCCAGCGCGGCGGCAAGTCGGCCACCCGCGACGTGGGGCTGTGCGCCCCGCGGCAGAACCTCAAGACCGGGTTCCTGAAGATGGCAACCCTCGGGTGGATGTATGTGCTGGAGACCCGGCTGGTCGTCTGGTCCGCACACGAGTTCCGCACGTCGCAGGAAGCGTTCCGCGACATGTGCATCCTGATCGAGGACAACCCGGAACTGGACCGCGAGGTGCTGCGGACCACCCGCGGCAAGACCGGGATCAGCCGCGGCAACGGCGACGAGGCCATCGAGCTCCGCGGGGACCGGCGGCTGGTGTTCAAGGCGCGCACGAAGGCCGGCGGCCGTGGTTTGACCGGGGACCGGGTGGTCCTTGACGAGGCCATGCTGCTCAAGCCGGACATGATGGCCGCCCTGGTGCCCACCCTGCGCGCCCGCCCGGACCCCCAGTTGGTGTTCGCCGGGTCGGCGGGGCTGCTGGAGTCCGACATCTGGCGCACCGTCCGCGACCGGGGCCGGGCCGGCGGGGATCCGTCGCTGGCGTGGCTGGAGTGGGGCGACCCGGATGCGTGGTCCGGGTGCGCGGACGCCAATTGCCTGCACCTGTACGGCGAGTCCGGGTGCGCGATGGACGACGAGGACCGCTGGTGGCGCACGAACACCGCGTTGGGCAAGCGGATCAGCGTGGAGTCGTTGCGGACGGACCGCCGACTGTTGCCGCCGATCAAGTTCGCCACCGAGACGTTGGGCTGGTGGGAGGACCCGCCGGACGACGAGCAGGGCGACGACATCCTGGCCAACTGGGACACCTGCGCCGACGTGAAGGCCCAGACGGCGGGTGCGGTGCATCTGGCGGTGGTGGTGGCGCACAACCTCAAGGCAGCGTGCATCGTGGCCTGCGGGGCTGGTGCGGACGGCCTGCCGGTGATCGACGTGGTCGACTACCGGCGCACAGGCACCGCGTGGGTGCCTGACCGGCTCGCAGAGCTGCGGGAGCGGCACACCGTGACCTCGGTGGGGGTGGTGGCCGGGAGCCCTGCAGCGAGCCTCCTGCCACTACTCCCCGACGACATCACGGTCATCTCCGGTGTGGACTTCGCCGCCGCCTGCTCCGCGCTGGCGCAGGACGTGGACAACGCCGCGCTGCGCCACCTCGGCCAGCAGACCCTGACGATCAGCGTGGCGAACGCGGTTCGCAGGTTCGCCGGGGACGGGTGGCGCTGGTCGCTGAAGGAATCCACCTCCGACATCAGCCCACTGCATGGGGCGGTGGTCGCTCGGCACCTGTGGGCGATCACGGAGGAGTACGACCCTCTGGCGAACTTCCTGCCATAGGGCCACAGCGCAGGGAGGCGCGCAACATGAGGGCACTGGTATCCGGCGACGCCGGATTCATCGGCCGCAACTTCACCCGACTGCTGACCGCGGACGGGTGGGACGTGGTCGGCTTCGACATCAAGACCGGGACGGACGCCCGCGACTGGTTCCCCACCAGCGCGGAGCACTTCGACCTGCTGGTGCACGCTGCCGCGGTGGTCGGCGGCCGGCAGTCCATCGACGGTGACCCGCTGGGCATCGCGCAGAACATGGGCATCGACCACGCCGCCCTGTCATGGGCGGTTCGCACCAGCACCCCGGTCTTGTACTTCAGCAGCTCCGCCGCCTACCCGGTGGGCCTGCAAGTCGCGCAGGGCCACCCGCTGCAGGAGTGGGATCTGCGCCCGGACGGCAAGATCAGCCCCCCGGACCAGACGTACGGCTGGTCGAAGGTCACCGGCGAGGTGATGGTGGACGCCGCCCGCAAGGCCGGGGCCACCGTCAGCGTGGTCCGCCCGTTCTCCGGGTACGGCACCGACCAGGACCTCGACTACCCGTTCCCGTCGTTCATCGACCGGGCGCTGCGCGGCGCTGACCCGTTCGAGGTGTGGGGCGACGGCGGGCAGGTGCGGGACTTCATCCACGTGGACGACGTCTACAACGCCTGCATGAACATCCTCGACAGCGGCACCACCGACCCGGTGAACCTATGCACCGGGGTCGGCACCTCGTTCCTCGACCTCGCCCGGATGGTCACCAAGGCGGCCGGGTACACCCCGTCCATCGAGTGTCTGACCGACAAGCCCACCGGCGTCCGCTACCGGGTGGGCGATCCGACCCGGATGCGCCGCTACTGGGAACCCAAGGTCACCCTGCGCGAAGGCATCGAGCGGGCGCTGGACGGTGCCCTGTGATGGCCGGGATGGTGGTGCTGGTCCCGTCCCGCACCCGCCCCGGGAACATCGCCCGCCTGCTGCAGGCGTGGCGGGACACCGGCGCCACCGCCGACCTCGTGGTGCTGGTCGACGACGACGACCCCGACCTGCCCGGCTACCGCGAGGTGACCGGCAGCGGTGTGGCCGACCTAGTGGTGGGACCACGGCAACGGATCGGCCCGCTGGTCAACCAGCACGCGCTGGCACTGGCGGCCACGTACGACGTGGTGGCGTTCATGGGCGACGACCACTGCCCACGGACACCCGGATGGGACGAGAAGATCCTCGACGCATCCAGCCCGTGGTCGGTGGTCTACGGCGACGACCTGTTCCAGCGGGAGAAACTGGCCACCGCGGTGTTCATGGGCGGCGCACTGGTCCGCGAACTCGGGTACTTCAACGTGCCCGGCTGCGACCACCTCTACCTCGACAACGGGTGGATGACTGTCGGCCGGGAGTTGGGCACCCTGACCTACCTGCCCGATGTGGTCATCGAGCACGTGCACTACCTCAACGGCAAGGCCCCGCAGGACGCGCTCTATGCGGAGGTCAACGATCCGACCATGTACGCCCACGACCGGGCCGCGTTCGCGGCGTGGGCCAACGGTCCGGCGGACTCCGACCTGCAGCGCGTGCGAGAGGCGATGGCATGAGGATCCTGGTCACCGGCGGCAGTGGGTTCATCGGCCGGGCTGTCGCCCGCGAGCTGGAGTCCCGCGACATCGGGCATGTCACCTTCGACCGCCCGCTGGATGTCCGCGACGCCCACCAGATCAGCAACAACCTGACCGGCATCACCGGGGTCATCCACCTTGCCGGGGCGCTGGGCACGTCGGAGACCTTCGGCCATGAGCACGACGTGGCCGACGTGAACATCCTCGGCGCGCTCACGGTGGCCGACCAGTGCGAACGCCGGCGGATCCCGATGGTGTGGATCGGCACCGGGCACTACGGGCAGCCCAACCCGTACGCCATCACCAAGGCGTGCGCGCAGGATCTGCTGCTGGCCCGCGGCAACGTGGCCATCGTCAAGGCGTACCACGCCTACGGCCCGGGGCAGAAGTCCTACCCGCCGCACGGCAAGGGCCACGTTCGCAAGATCATGCCCTCGTTCGTGAACCGGGCGCTGACCGGGATGCCGCTGGAGATCCACGGCGACGGGTCGAACATCATCGACCTGGTGCACGTGGATGAGGTGGCCCGGGTGCTGGTCGACGCCCTCGACGGACCCACTGGGGTGGTGCTGGAGGCGGGCACCGGGCTAGGGCTGGATGTGCGGTCCGTGGCCGAGTCCGTGATCAAGATGACCGGCAGCAGCTCGGAGATCGTGCACCTGCCGATGCGCCCCGGTGAGCCCGAGGGCGCGGTGGTGGTCGCGCAGGAGCCGCTGTGCGCCGACCGGCCGTTCCCCTACGGGATGGCGGCCACCATCGAGCACTACGCGGCGGCCCTGGATGCCCGCTGACGTCGTCCTGACGTGGCTGCTGAATGCCACCCCGGACCCGCAGCGGGGCACCCACCTCGCCGGGGATGTGTCCCTGCTGGCGGTGCTGCGGGACAGCGTCCACCGCCACGGCCGGCACCTGATCGTCCTGCACGACTGTCTCGGTGAGCCCGACGACGACCTGACCACGTTCGTGGCCGTCCCGTCCGGGGGCAACCCGTACTTCCACCGCTGGGCTGTGACCGCGCACTACCTGACCGATCACCCGGAGATCGAGCGGGTGTGGTGTGTGGACGGCACCGACGTGGAGATGCTGCACGACCCGTTCCCGCACATGGTCCCCGGGTTGTTCTACTGCGGGTCGGACCCGTCGTCGCTGGGGGGCACCCCGGAGGCGGCATGGCTGGCCAAGCACTGCCACAGCACCCGCACGTGGCAGGAGCAGCACAAGCACCTGACCATGCTCAACGTCGGCACCCTCGGCGGGGATAGGGCCACCGTGCTCGACATCGCCACCCAACTGGCTGCCGCCGAGGCCGACGGGGACGACTGGGAGATGGGCGCGTTCCAGCGGATCGTCTACGAGCAGTACCCCGACCACGTGACCGGCCCGATGGTGCACACCGTGCTGCGCCGCATGGACCGCGATTCCCCCGCCTGGTGTCGGCACAAGTGACCTCAGGAGGCCGCGTGAAGTACGTCCCCGGCGTCCTCGGCGCCCTGCTCGTCTGCGTCGGGCTGGCGTTCATCTTCTGGCCGGTGGCCATCATCGCCGCGGGCGGGTTCCTGCTGGCCGTCGATAGGCGGATGACCTGATGGGACTGTTTTCCGGGTCACGCGCCGCCGTCGTTGAGCGCAGCACCCCGCCCACCGTGTCGTCGCAGACGTTCGCCGGGTTCAACTTCGCCGCCCTCACCCTGCCAGAGGTCACCCAGACCGCGGCCAGCCAGTCCATCGCCATCCGCTCCGCGGTGGACCTGATCTGTTCGCTGATGTCAGAACTGCCGATCCACGTGTATCGCGGCGAGGGCGCATCCCGCACCAAGCTGCCGCTGCCCGGCAACCTGCAGGACCCCGGTAACACCGGGTACGGCATCGAGGACTGGATCTACACACTGGGCCAGTCGTGGCTGTACCGCGGGAACGTGATCGGCGCCGAGGTCGCGTGGCAGCGCAACGGAAACGCCGCGCAGATCGAGATCTGGCATCCCGACGACGTGACCGTGCAGATGCGCGAGGGCACCCCCGTCTGGTACCTCAACGGGTCCCCGTACACCCGCCAAGACCTGGTCATGCACGACCGGGCCAACCCCATCCCCGGTCGGGTCATGGGCATGTCCCCGATCCACGAGCACTCCACGGCCATCGGCACCGCGCTGGCGTCCACCAAGTTCGGGTCCCAGTGGTTCCGCGACGGCGCGCACCCGTCCGCGCTGCTGGTCAACTCCGAGGCGCAGATCGACGCCCTGACCGCGAACGTGGTCAAGGAGCGGTGGATGGGGCTGTTCCGCGGCTCCCGTGAGCCCGCGGTGCTCGGCAAGGGCTGGGACTACAAGCCCATCAGCGTCACCGCGGAGGAGTCCCAGTTCCTGGAGACCATGCGGTACACGGAGACCCAGTGCGCGCGCATCTTCGGGCCGGGAGTGGCCGAGATCCTCGGCTACGAGACCGGGCACTCCATGACCTACGTCACCGTGGTGGACCGCCGCTCCGACCTGCTGCAGTTCACGCTCAACAAGTGGCTGCGGCGCACCGAACGGATCCTCACCAACCTGCTGCCCGCCCCCCAGTACGTCCGGTTCGACCGAGACGCGCTGCTGGAGTCCGCGACCCTCGCCCGCTACGAGGCGCACGCCAAGGCGCTGCAGAACCGCTGGAAGACCGTCAACGAGGTTCGCGCCGACGAGGATATGGCGTCCGTCCCGTGGGGCGACGAACCGAACGACGCGGGGACGCCCGCCGGCTCAGGAGGAACAGATGACGCAACTCACGCGTGAGTTCACCTCGGACATTGAGATCCGCGCAGACGGGACCGGGCGCACCGTGCACGGCATTCTCGTCCCCTACGGGCAGGTCGCCCGGGTGTCCGACGGCGGCCCCGCCTACGACGAGGAGTTCGCCCCCGGTGCGTTCGCCCGCGACCTCGCCGCCCGCGCCGGCAACTACGGCGGGGTGAAGTTCCTGTACCAGCACAACCGCACCGAACCAATCGGGCGGGCCATCGACCTCCGCGAGGACGGCGCCGGGCTGTACGGGTCGTTCAAGATCAGCGACACCGTCCGCGGCAACGAAGCCCTGGAACTCCTGCGCGACGGGGTGCTGGACTCGTTCAGCATCGGGTTCAAGCCGCTGCAGGAGGACTACCGCGGTGGGGTCACCGTCCGCACCAAGGCCGCCCTGCGCGAGACCAGCCTGGTCACCTTCCCCGCCTACGCCGGAGCCCTCGTGGCCGGGGTACGCAACCTCACCGATGAGGACATCGAGACCTCCCCCGACCTCGGGGGATCGGCTGACACCACCGCACCAGAGGTGCGCGCGGACCAGCCAGAACCCACGCCTGACTCGGACTCGGCCCCGGCCACTCCACTCGGCGGACTGACGCCAGCGCAACGGCGCCTGCGTCTCATCCCAACGCACTGAGAGGAAACACCATGCCCAACATTGACGTGGTGCTCGCCCGGCTCGATGAGATCGAGACCGAGTTCCGCACCATCAACACCGAGGTGGGCGACCGCTCCCTCAACGACGACGAGCAGACCCGCTGGGAGGCCCTTGAGGCCGAGCACGCCGAGCTGCGCGCATCCGCCGACAAGATGAAGGCCGACGCCGACCGCGCCGCCCTCGTCGCCGAGCAGCGCGCCCGCTGGGGCTCGCTCCAGGTCGGCACCACGGTTACCACCGCCGACGACACCGACATCCGCTCCCTGTCCCGCGGCGAAGCGCGTGACCGGGCCATGAAGCGCATGGAGGTCGAGGCCCGCGGCCTCGACCTGTCCGCGGACAACCAGCACCGCATCGAGAAGATCATCGGCACCCGCAGCGACCACCTCGACGGTGACCTCGTCGCCCGGGCGCTGCTGGCCACCGAGCGCCCGGCCTACAAGTCGGCATTCGGCAAGGCCATCGCCGGACAGCATGGGTTCACCCCTGACGAGGCCCGCGCCCTCGACGAGGCCCGCGCCGCGTCCCTGACCTCCGGCAACGGCGGCTACGGCGTGCCGGTCCTCATCGACCCGACCATCGTGCTCACCGCGCAGGAGTCGCTGTCCGCCGTTCGGCAGATCTCCACGGTTATCCCCGTCACCACGAACGTGTGGAAGGGCGTCACCTCGGCCGGGGTCACCTGGTCATGGGACGCGGAGGCCGCAGCCGTAAGCGACGATGCGCCGACCCTGGTTCAGCCGTCGATTACGACCTACGCTGCCCGCGGCTTCATCCCCTACTCGATTGAGATTTCGCAGGACTACCCGTCCTTCGCTGAGGAGTTCGGGCGCCTGCTCTCGGAGGGCTACGACGAGCTTCGTGCTGCCGCGTACGTCACCGGGTCCACCCCCATCGGCATCCTGACGGCGCTCGACGCCAACACCAACGTCGAGGTGACGCCCACGACTGACGGATCGTTCGCAGCAGTGGACATCGACAAGGTGTGGACCGCGCTTCCTGACCGGGCCAAGCGCAACGCGACCTGGCTCATGTCTTCAGATGTCTCGTCTTACATCGGGATCTGGGGTGACGCATTTGGTGGACAGACCGTTGATCTCGCTGGCGTGCCCACCACGCTCCGTGGCCGTCCCATCGCCATCGACTCGGCGATGCCGTCCTTCACCGGAACCACTGGCGCCTCGAACATCCTCATCGTGGGCGACTTCAAGCGCTTCTATGTGATCGAGCGCATGGGCATGTCGGTGGAACCCATCCAGATGCTGTTCGACGTGACGACCAACATGCCGACCGGCCAGCGCGGCATCTTCGCGATGGCTCGGGCGGGGTCCGACTCGATCGACGACGACCGCTTCAGGCTCCTTCAGAACGCCTGAACCCCTAGGGCAGCCGGCCTAAGCAACCGGCTAGACGACCCGCACCCGCCTCCTCTGTGGTGCGGGTCGTCGCCTTGCCCAGCGAGCTCCGCCCCGCCAACAGAGGAGACCAACAGAGGAGGAATGGCATGCCCACGCCCAAATCGCCGCGCGTCATCATCGACTGCGAGGAATGCGGCGAACGAATCCCCGACCATCGCAGGTCAGACGCTCGAACGTGTGGAGCGCAGACATGCACCAAGAGCAGACTCGCTAAGGCCAACCGAGCCAAGAAGGAACAGCAGGCCCCTACACGTTCCTGCGAGGATGCGCAATCGCCCGGGGGAGGCACGGTTCCGCGATGGCCACGGTTACGTGAAGGTCATCCCAACCCCTGGCGGGCGACCCGTGTTCGAGCACCGCTTCGTTATGGAAGAGATCCTCGGGCGCTACCTATGGCCTTGGGAGAACGTCCACCACGTCAACGGCATCCGCGACGACAACCGGCCCGAGAACTTGGAGCTGTGGAGCAAGTCCCAGCCGAGCGGGCAGCGCGTCCCCGACAAGCACGCATGGTGCATGGACTTCATGGAGTCCTACGCCGACGAGCGCCCTGAAGTCATCGACTGGGCTGAGTCGTTGATCGAGCGATACCGCACACAACAGAGGAGATCAGCATGAGCATTGTCATCGCATTGCAGAGCGCGTCCGTGTTCACACCGGGGAACCGGTACCCGGCGAACGTCCGCAAGGGCGAGGCGTGGCATTCGGAGTCGGCCATCGTGAAGGCCCAGCCGAGTCTGTTCAGCGCGGATGAGTCGCTGGCGAAGGGTGCCCCCGAGCGCCAGCCGCAGCCCGCGGCAGCCAAGTCGCCCAAGGTGCTGCGTCGTGGCCAAGCCTAAGAAGTCCAGCCGGGTCTCCGTGGAGCGGACCGGCGACACGATGGTGGCGTGGGTGCACTCCGAGTGGGTGGCGCACAGCTGGTTCCAGTCGATCCTCGCCCTGGTGATGACCTCCCCGCGGGTGGGGCCGTACACGGCGATGAAGTGCGGCACCGACGGTCTGGTGGCCGCCCGGAACAAGACGGTGGAGGCGTTCCTGTCGTCCCCAGCGGAGTGGTTGTTCTGGATCGACACGGACATGGGCTTCGCCCCGGACACGGTGGACCGCCTGCTGTCGGTGGCCCACCCGGAGGCCGCGCCCATCGTCGGAGCCCTGTGCTTCGCCAACCGGGAGACCCACACCGACGGGTTCGGCGGGTACCGCTGCCGGGCGGTGCCGACGGCGTTCAAGTGGGTGGAGATCCCCGCGGATGACAAGACGCCGATGATGAACGGCTTTCAGCCGATCTGGGACTACCCGCGCGACGAGGTGATCCCCGTCGCCGGCACCGGGTCGGCGTGCATCGTGATCCACCGCTCGGTGTTCGAGAAGGTGCAGGCCGCGGACGGTGGGAAGCCGTCCTGGTACAACCGGCTGACCAACCCGACCACCAATCAGGTCATCGGCGAGGACTTGTCGTTCTGCTACCGGGCGGCGATGGCTGGTGTGCCCATGTTCGTGGACACGGGGACGAAGACCACCCACCTGAAGCCGATCTGGTTGCAGGAGGGCGACTACGAGATGCCGGTGTTCGACAGTGTGATGGAGGCCGGATGACTCGCACACCCGTGACGCGCCCCGATTGGGACTGGCGCACCCTGCGCACCCAGTTGCGGGACCTGCAGGCCACGGTGGACGCGCTGGAGGTCATCGTGGGCGGCACCACCAATACCGCGGTGACCGTCACCCCGACCATTGCGGTCACCTCGACAGCGGCCGTGTCGACGACCGCCGCCCTGACCGTCGCCCCGACCCTGGCGTCCGCCGGGGTGAAGCCATGAGGAGCCGCACATGAGCGACACGGTGTGGAGGGTGTCCCGGGTGGCGCACGCGGTGATCATCCGCGGGTGCTGCGGGCTGCCCGATGTAGACCCCGCAGGTGGACCGACCTGCAACTGCAAGCCAACCGAGTGCACCTGCACCCACCCAGAAGGAGAACCAAACCATGGCTAACGGAGTCAGCGTCCTGCTCGCCAACTCGTGGCTCGATGCCCTGTGCAACAACACCAGTTACGCGGAGGCCAACACCTACGCGAAGCTGCACACCGCCGACCCGGGCGCCGCCGGCACCACGGCTGCATCGGTGGAGACCACCCGCAAGGTGCTGTCGTTCGCGGCGGCTACCACCGGGGCCATCGCCCTGGACACCACGGCGTCGTGGACCTCGTGGCCGGTCGGTGCTGACGGTGAGGTCATCTCCGACGTGTCGGTGTGGGATGACACCACGGCGGGCAACTTCCTGTACTCGGCGAACCTTGCCGCGAACAAGACGCTGAACACCGGCGACACCTTCAACCTGACCAACATCACGATCACGTTCACCACCGCGACCTGATCCGATGGCCAGCAGCTACCCGGGGGCGTTGGACTCGTTCACCAACCCCACCTCCACCGACGCGATGGACGCGTCCGCGGCGCTGTACCACGACGTGCAGCACGCCAACATCAACGACGCGGTGGAGGCCATCGAGGCCGAGTTGGGCACCGACCCGGCGGGCGCGCAGGCCACGGTGAAGGCCCGGCTGGACAACGTGTCGCATAGCCAGTTGGGTCCATGGGGGTCTGGCGTGTACCTGTCCAATCACTTTGGAAATACCAACGAAGCAGTGACATATGGACTGTCGGCGAACTGGGTCTACTTCGTCCCGCTATGGATCCCGGTCTCGGCGACCCTTGACCGGATCGCGATCAGGGTGACCACGGGCGGCGGCGCGGGGGATAACTGCCGAATCGGCCTCTATGGGTCCGATTCGGCAGGGGGACCCACGGGGGGCGCTACGGCCGACTTCGGTGAGATTGACGCATCTGGGACTGGGGTAAAGGAGTTGACGATCTCCCAAGCGGTGAATGGCGGAACATACCAGTGGGTTGCGATCCACAATGAATCCAGCGCAGGAGTGCGGGTCGCAGGGATTGCCAACTACGGCGCGCGCTCATTCTTGGCCCACCAGACGCCGACAGATGCAACTCTGAGCGGTTACGTCCAAACCGGCGCGACTTACAGCAGTGGACTGCCTACTGTCGGCACGCTGAGCAACTGGACCGGCGTCGTGATTTGGGTGACTGCGAGGCGGACCTGATGGCCGAGAACTTCACCCGTATCCAGCGCTGGGACAACGGGGTCCTCGTCGAGGACTACACGGTGCCCAAGCCGGTGGAGCAGTTCAACGCGGAGACCATCACCGAGCAGGCCGTGCAGGCGTTGGTGGACAACCGGGCGTTCCTGGCCATCGACCCCCCGACGCAGGTGCAGGTGTTGGCGCAGGTGCGGGACTTGACCCGGCAGAACAACCGGATCATCCGCATGCTGCTGCAAGCCTTCGACGGCACTGACTAAGGATTAGGGGGCCGCGGTGACCCTCAAGCAGGTCCGCGGCTCCGCGGTCGACGCCACCAGCGGCACCACGTGGGGCACCACGTCCAACGCGGTGGACGGGTCGTACGCGGGGTCGTCGTCAACGGACAGCACGGCGGCGACGTGGACGAGCGCGGCCCGTAACGTCGACGCGAACATCGACATCGGCGGGTTCGACGGGTCGGGCAAGTTCGGTGACATCCCCGCCGGGGCGACGATCAACACGGTCACCATCTACGTGCGGCACTCCGAGTCGGACACGACCCGTATCGACCTCGCCAACGTGTCGGCGTTCGACGGCGGCACCCAGATCGGGTCCACGCAGTCGATGACCCGCAGCACGTCGGCGGTGAACTACTCCACGACGGCGATCACCCCGACGCTGGCCCAGTTGCAGTCCACCGGGTTCCACATCCAGATCGACTTCAGCCGGTCGAACCAGACCGTGTCCACGGTCGCGTCGCTGTTCAACGTGGACATCGAGGTCGACTACACGGCGATCACCGTGCAGGAGACCACCGCCTCGGTGTCGGTGACCCCGACCACGGAGGCCACGGGGGTCCGGGCGCGGGTGTCGGATGCCGCCCTGACGGTGGACCCGGCGACCGCGGCGGAGGGCGAGCGGGTCGCGGCCGGGGTCACCCATGAGGCCACCGCCGCCCTGACGGTCGACCCGGCGACGGCGGCGACCGGGGCGAAGGTTCACGAGACTACCGCCAGCTTGACCATTGGCGAGTCCGGTGGTGGGTCGACGGCGTACCGGACCTCGACGGCGTACCGCACCTCGCTGAACTACCGCGGGGTGACGACCGGCGGCACGTCCACGCTGACATTCACCGCGACCGGGGAGATCCCCGACGGCACCACGAAGACGGCCACGGCGTCGGTTGATGTCACCCCAGCCACGGCGGCCACCGCGGGCGCCTCCAACAAGTCCACGACCGCCACCCTGGACCCGACGCCGACGACCGCCGCCACGGCGGGCGCGGTGGAACGGCCCACCACGGCCAGCCTGACAGTCGCCCCGGCGACCAGCGCCTCGGGCACCAAGGTCCAGTCCACTGACGCCTCCCTGACGGTCACCCCGGCGATCGCCGCCGAGGCCACCTCGAACACCGCGCAGTCGACGACGGCTAGCCTGGACCCCACGCCGGCCACCGCGGCCGCGGGTGTGCGGGTTGTGGACACGACGGCCAGCGCCAACGTCACCCCGACGGTGACGACGGCGGACGATCGCAGCGCCTCGACAACCGCTGCCCTGACCGTCGTTCCAGCGCTGTCGGCGACCGCCGTCCGCGAGCAGTCGACCGATGCCAGCCTGACCGTCACCCCCACGACCAGCGCCACCGCCGGAGCCAGCAGCAAGTCGACGACGGCCAGCCTGACGGTGGACGTGGCCACGTCGGCGGCAGCTGTCCCGACCCAGTCGGCCACCGCGTCGCTGGACCTGTCCCCGACGATCACCACCACCAACGACCGCACCGCGGCCACCACCGCCAGCGTGGACGCAACCCCGGCCACGGCGGCGACGGCCGTCCGCGAGCAGTCCGCGACGGCATCGCTGGACCCGACCCCCACGGCCTCGGCCACCGCGGGGGCCAGCGACAAGAGCACCACCGCAAGTCTCGCGGTCGCCCCGACCGTCGAGGCCTACGCCACCCCGATGCAGTCGGCGACCGCGTCCCTGACCATCGGGGACACGGGCACGGCGGGGACCGCCTACGACGCGGCGGTCGCCTACGACGCGGCCACCGCCTACGACGGTGGCACGGGCGCGGGCAACAGCCTGACCCTGTCGGCCACGGGCACCGCGGAGAAGTCCACCACCGCCACGGTGGACACAACCCCGGCACTGTCGGCGACCGCGGGCGGGTCGGAGAAGTCCACCACCGCGTCCCTCGACGTGGCCCCGGTTCTGGAGGCGCACGCCACGCCCACGCAGTCGGCGACGGCTGCGCTGACACTGGCGCCCAGCATCACGGCGACGGTGACCCGCTCCGCGGACACCACCGCTGCGTTTGCCGTCGAGGTGGCGACGAGCGCCACGGCAACCCGGGTCCAGGCCACGGATGCGTCGCTCACCGTCGCACCGACCACGGCGGCAACGGCCGGGGCGTCGGACAAGTCCACGACGGCTGCCCTGACGGTCACTCCGGCGACAGAGGCGTTCGCCACCCCCACCCAGTCGACCACCGCGGCCCTCGCTCTCGCCCCGACAGCCGCGGCCACCGCCACAGCGGAGAAGTCGACCACGGCGGCGCTGGATGCCACGCCAGGGACCGCGGCCACGTCCACAGCGGTCAAGGACGCCACGGCCACCCTCACGGTGGAACCGACCGCCGCGGCGACCGCACTGCGCGAGCAGTCGACCGACGCGGCCCTGACCGTCACTCCGACGACCAGTGCAACCGCGGGGGCCAGCGACAAGTCCACCACCGCGCCCCTGACTGTCACCCCGGCGACGACCGCGGAGGCCACCGCCGAGGCCGGTGGGGTCACCCACGAGACCACCGCCAGCCTGACCGTCACCCCGGCCGCGGCGGCGGAGGCGCAGCGCACCGCGGACACCACCGCAGCCCTGACCGTCGCTCCCGCGACAACGGCTGAGGCGGTCCGAGCTCGCGAGACCACGTCGTCGCTCATGGTCACCCCGGCGACCACCGCGGAGGCGGTGCGCGCCCGGGTCGCCGACGCAGCCCTGACCGTCACCCCGTCCACCGCCGGGACCACCACGAGGTCCGCAGACACCGCCGCCGACCTGACCGTGGACATGGTGCTGGCGGCCATGGTGGACCGCACCGCGGACACCGCCGCGATCCTGGCCATCAACCCGGCGCTGGCCGCGCTCGCCGTCACCCAGTACGACGGCAAGGCGGGCGCGTACAGCCCCGCAGCCATCGGTGCGACCCAGAACCTCAACCCGCCCCGCGGAACCGCCTACGCCCCCGGCAGGGCGCTCGCTGGGGCCGTTGCGGGGGCAGCCTCCGGCGCCACCTCATGGAACGTGCCACCGACAGCGAAGGGGACCGACCCGTGAGCCTCACCTACACCGTGGGTCAGACAATCGTCTGGGGTCTCAAGACGTACGACGCCGCGGGCGCGCTGGCAGATGTGACCACCGGCCCGACCGCCACCGTCACCTTGCCGGACGCGACGACCGCCGCGGCCACCGTGGTCAAGGCGTCCACCGGCACGTACACCGCCACGATCACGTCCACACTGGTCGGCCGGTACCGGGTCACCTGGGCCGGGTCCGGCACCAACAGCGGCGGGCTGCCGTACGTGGACGTGTGCGATGTGGCCGCGCTCGACCCGCGGTACATCATCAGCCTGGCCGAGGCGCGGGCGGCGCTGAACGTGCCGTCCACCACGCTGGTCAACGATGACGAACTGCTCGGGTACCTCGCCAGTGCCACCATCGTCGTGGAGAGCCTGATCGGTTCCATCCTTGTCGCCAGCAGGTCGGAGACGTGGTCGGGCAACGGGCGCGCTGCCCTCGCCCTGTCCCAGCATCCGACGGCCATCACATCGGTGGTGGAGGACGGGGTCACCCTGCCCGCCACCGGGTACTGCTACGACGAGGCCGGGCTGCTGTGGCGCGGTTCGCAGCCGGGGTCCGCCCAGTGGTCCGCCCACGCCCCGAGGAACGTGGTGGTGACCTTCACCGTCGGCGCCGCAGTGGTCCCGGCGAACGTGGTCAAGGCCGCGGCGAACCTGATCCGGCACTGGTGGGACTCCGGGCTGCAGCAGTCCTACTACGTGGCCGGTGAGCCGGACATGGCCACCACCACCAGCATCGCCGGGTACGCGGTGCCCAACTTCGTGGTCGACCTGCTGAAGCCGAACATGGCCAACCGTGTGCCCGGGTTCGCCTGATGACCACCGCTATCGCCGGGGTCCGGGCGCACATCGCCACCACGCTGGCCACGGTCACCGGGATCACCATCTACGCCAACCCGGACGGCCCGCTGCAGCCCCCGTGTGCCGCGCTGCTGCCCGGTTCCCCGTACCGGGACGACTCCACCTCGTGGGACGCCTGCACGGTCGGCATCGACGTGCGACTGGTGGTCCCCGACGGGGTCGGGTTCGGCGCCATGACCACCATGGACGCCCTCATCGATGCCACCTGCGACGCCCTCGCGGCAGCACAGGTGCAGGTCGGGGCGGTCCCGTCCCCCACCCAAGAACCAGAGCAGGGCGTCCTGGTCTGCGACATACCCACCCTAACCGTCTGGAAGGACGACTGATGGCAATCACCTCGGTAAAGGGCAAGTCCTGCACCTTCACCATCGGCACCACCGCCTACTCGGCGTGGGTGACCTCACTGGAGCTGTCCGCGGAGAAGTCCTCGGAGACTGTGGCCACGTGGAGCGAGGATGTGGCCTATGCGGGCACCCCGTCCTACACGGGCACCGTGCAGTTCCTGTTCGACCCGTCGTCCACGTCGCTGGGCAAGGCGATGGAGACCGCGTTCAGCACCAGCACCACGATCACCATCGCGCTGGCGCAGGGCACGGCCACCCGGTCGCTGTCCGCGTACCTGGTCACCTCGTACTCGGAGTCGATGCCCGCTGATGGGCTGGTCACCGGCGAGGCCGGGTTGACCGGCTCCAGCCTGTGGACCACCACCTACTCGACGTGATCATCACCCGGGTGGCGGTCACCTACCGGGACGGCAAGATCGCCGAAACCCTGGAGGTCGACCAGTACGCGTTCGCCCGTCTGGCCATGTGGGCGCGACAGAACGGCATGGCCGGGCTGTCACCGGACACGGCGCAGGGTTCCGCGGAGCAGATGACCTGCATGCAGGTGATGTGCTGGGCGACCAGCACCCGCGGAAACCCCAAGCCACCGTCCTTCGACGAGTGGCTGGCCAACGTCGCAGACATGGACATCGGCGAGTCCGACGAGGTGGACCCTACCGACCCGGCCACATCGGCCGGGTCGTAGCACAAGTCGCGGTCGCCCTGCACATCAGCCCGAGGGAGGTGTGGAGCATGGACCCCACCGACTTCGCCACCGTGGTCGACGTGCTCACAGGGGAAGACGTGATGCCCGAGGAGCCCGAGTGACCACCTTCATCAAGGTCACCGGGCTGAAGGCGTACGTGGTTCCGCTCAAGGGCAAGGTGTTCAAGGACGTGAACCGGGAACTGCGGGTCGTGTCCAAGAAGATCGCCACGGAGATCCGCCCCGACGTGGTGTCTGCGGTGCGCCAGTCGAAGGCGCCGCAGGCGTGGCCCATGTCGGCGACCACCCGGGTCAAGTCCGACCGGGTGCCCGTCCTGTCGGTGGGCGCGGTCAACCCGCGGTTCACCACCCCGTGGCGCCGCGGGGGGCAGTCCGCCGCCCAGTCGAAGAAGCGCCGCGGCGCGCTGGCCCACGGCGTCGTGTACGGCACCGCGGGCGGCAGGCGCAAGGGCGGCGGGGACTACTACAAGATCCCCCGCGACGAGTCAGGCGGCCCGCTGGGCAAGTCGCTGAGCAGCTCATACGGGCTGGCGATGAGGCGGGCGCGCGTCGCGTACAAGCGGGAGTACCTGAAGGTGCTGCGCCGCTACGGGTTCGATGTTGGGAGGCGGTTCTAGGTGTCCATCGGTGGCGTGGTCATCCAGTTCTCCGCTGAGACCAAGCGGGCCAAGCGCGAGATTGACAAGCTGACCCGGTCCCTACAGGGAGTGGACTCCACCGCAACCGCCGCCAACAAGCGGCGCGGCGGGCTGCTCGGCGGGGCTGCTGCGGCCAAGATGGCCGGCGGGACTGCGGCGGTGGCCGCCGCCCTGGCGGTGATCGGCGCCAAGTCCGTCAGTGTGGCCGCCGACTTCGAGACCTCGCAGAACGTGCTGCAGGCCAACCTCGGGGCCACCGCCGCCGAGATGAACAAACTGGCCGACCTCGCGAAGAAGATGGGCGCGTCCACGGTCTTCTCAGCGCAGGACGCCAGCGACGCGATGCTGGAGCTGGCCAAGGCTGGGCTGTCCACGTCGCAGATCATGGGCGGCGGCGTGCAGGCTGCCATGGCCCTCGCCGCCACCGAGGGCATGGACCTCGCCGCAGCGGCGGTGGCCACATCCAACGCGATGAACATGTTCGGCCTGAGCGCCTCGGACCTGCCCGCCGTGGCCGACGCGTTCGCCGGGGCCGCCAAGGCGTCCACGGCCAGCGTCGAGTCCCTGACCCAGGGGCTGGCGCAGGTCGGCCCCGGCGCGAAGAGCGCGGGGCTGTCGCTGCAGGACACCGTCGGCATCCTGGCCGCGTTCGACAACATGGGCATGAAGGGGTCCGACGCGGGCACCTCGTTGAAGACGATGCTGAACCGGCTGGTGCCGCAGACGGACAAGGCCAAGAACGCGTTCAAGAAGTACGGGCTGGCGGTCTACGACTCCGAGAAGGCCATGGCCGCGCTCAAGGAAATGGGCATCGCCACCAAGGGCTCCGGCATCGACGACGTGACCGACGCCCTGCTGCGGTTCTACAAGGCGCAGGGGATGTCGCAGGTCGAAGCGGCCAAGGCCGCCGACGGGTTCCTGTGGGCTGAGGGATTCCAGAACCAGCTGACCAACCTTGACGGGTCATTCAAGGCCCCAGCCCAGTGGGCCAAGGCGCTCAAGGACGCGCTCGGCGGGCTGTCTGAGGCGGACCTCACCGAGGCCACCAACCTGCTGTTCGGGTCCGATGCGGGCCGTGCGGGCGGGATCTTCGCCCAACTCGGCACCGAGGGTTTGCAGCCGTTCATCGACGGCGCAGGCCAAGCCGGGGTCGCTGCGGAGATGGCCGACGCGCGGACCAAGGGTTTCAAGGGAGCAACCGAGGAACTGACCGGGTCACTGGAAACCCTCGGCATCACCATGGGCACCACTGTGCTGCCCAAGCTGACCGAGTTCGTGAACTTCATCAACAACGAGGTCATGCCCGCCATCCAGCGGTTCGCCGAGGGAGGGGAGACCTTCGACCAGTTCGGGCGCGCGCTCGCCCTTGTCGCGCAGTGGGTGACCACCTGGGTGGGGCTGGTCGCCGGAAACTTCCGCCTCCTGCTCAACGTGATCTACCTGTTCGGCAAGGGCGTGTTGGCCATCCTATCGAGCATCCCCATCATCGGCAGCAAGTTCGCCGAGGCGGAAGACACCTTGGACGCCCAGTTCGGGGCGGCCAGCAGTTGGCTGGACGGGGTGGAGACCAGCCTCGCGGAAGCACGCACAGCCATCGACCAGTACATCGCCAAGGTTGACGAGATCCCGAAGTCGTGGGGCGGCGGGTTCACCTACTACGACCCTCGGACCGGGGAGATGACCAAGAGCGGTGGGAAGAAGAAGTCCAAGTCGAGGTCTGGGGACGGCAAGAACGCGCGCACAGTCAACGTCACCATCAACAACCCGACGCCGACCAAGGCCGAGGACTCGGCTGCACTGGCGCTTCGTCTGACCCGGACAGTGGGGGTGGCCTGACATGTCCACACCGACGGTGAAGATCGGCGGCACCGACCTCAGCATCACCATGCACATCACCTCATGGGACGGCATCCTGATGAAGGCCCCCACCCGCGGGGACCTCATCGAACTGGACTTCGTCGCCGGGGCAGTGTGGCAGCAGGGGCCGGTCGGGTCGTATGACTTCGAGATCCCCATGGTGGCCAAGTCGCAGGACCCGGCCACGGCGGTCAGTCAGGCGCGGGCCGTGCAAGCCCTGGCCACCGGGGCCACGCAGACCATCCGCCGCGAGTTCTACAACGGCACCACGTTCGTCATGGAGACCTGCTCCGGGGTCATCAACCAGGCCATCCCGCTGGACTGGGATCTGTCGGTGCGGTCCAAGGTGGGCATGGTGCTGATCTGCACTAACCTGTCGGGCACCTGGACCACCACCACATGATCGCCCGGGTCCGCGCCTACTCCGCCGACGGGTCCACCCTGCTCGGGGTGCTGCCCACCATCGACCTGCAGTTTAGTGTGGAGGTCGGCGGTGGCGGTGGGTGCTCGTTCACCGCCCGCGCATCCGACCTCGACAGCCTCAACTGCCGCGACTCGGTGATCAAGGTGGAGCTGGAGACCGCGCCCAGCACGTGGACCGCGGTGGCCGCCTACACCCTGCGCCCCCCGTTCCGCCGCGACAGGGTCGGCTTCCAACAGGTGCAGTGCACCGGGGTGGCCATCCTGGAGCAGTGGGCGTCCGAGGCGGTCATCTTCCCCGAGTACGCCACCACCACGATGCCGTTCGGGGCGGGCACCGACCGGGCCATCGGCTGGGAGTCCACCGCGTACAACCCGTCCACGGACGCCGCCGAAGCGTGGGGCGGCTGCTACGAAACCTCCCGCACCACCATGCCGTCGCAGTCCGCGGAGACCGGGGCTGCGTGGCCATCGGGCACCGGCGCGAAGTGGATCAGCATCACCGGGGCGTCTGACGCCGCCGAGCGCAAGCTGTTCCGCACCGCGCAGGGCTCCCCGCTGACGATCACCACCGCCACCCCAGTCCGCGTCTACATCGCCTCCGACTCACCCGGCACCCTGTACGTGGCCGGGGAACCACTGATCGACGTGTCCGGCGGGGAGCCCGGCAAGGACCCGATCCTGTTCCAGCAGGCCGACCTGTACATGCAGCCCGGGTCCTACGCCTGCGCCTACGACACGGCCTCGATCTGGGACGTCGGAGGGGACAATCAGGACCCCACCATCATCGCCATCTGCTCGCTGGACGCCGATGGGGACCCGGCCAGTTGGCTGCTCGTGAGCAATGAGACCGACTGGGTGGCCTGCCGCCGTGACGCCGAACCGCCGGACAACGACCCGCCCGGCCCGACCCCGGGGCAGACGCTGGCCATGCTCGTGGCCGAGGCCGCCGACCGGGGCGCGTCCGGGTGGGCCGTGGTCACCGACGACTTCTCCGCAACCACGGACAGCAACAACGCCACGTGGACCACTGCTGTGATCGAGCGGCAGGTGCGCTACGGGTCGGACACGCTGTGGTCGGTCATGCAGATGCTGTCCGAGACGGACGAGACAGACACGTGGATGACCGCGGATCTGGTGCTTCATGCCGCCAACTCGCAGGGCACCGACCGCACCGGAACCGTCACCCTGGACACCTCCGACATCGTCACCATGTCCGACACGTACTCCCCCGACGCGGGCACCTACACCATGGCGCTGGCGTTGGACGGGTGGACGGATGCCAGCCAAGGCTCCCCGCGCCGCGAGTACGGCATGGAAGTCGGCACGGCGATCACCCGGGCAGTCGCCCTGCGGGTGGTGCAGTCCGCGCTGGCCGAGAACGGGCGCTGGGATGGCTCCTGCCGCCTCGCCCCCGGGGCGCCCACCCCGCTGGTGTCGTTCTTCCCCGGCGACCGGATCGCCGTGGACTACGCCGACGCGCCCGCGACGGTGCAAGTCCTGTCCATGTCCGCCACCGCGGGCGAGGGCGGGCTGTTGTGGGACCTGGAACTAGCGGAGGTGCCGTCGTGATCGTGCCTATTGGATGGGCACCCTGATGTGGGGCGCCGGACTGGAACACCTCGCCCTACTGTTGACCATCATCGGCTCCGCGCTGGGCATCCGCAAGGGCATCAAGGTGTGGCGCGCGGAGTCCATCGCCGCCATCGAGGCGCGCGCTGAGCAGCAGCGCACCATCGACCAGATCGCCGCCGAGTTCAAGCCCCGCAACGGCAAGACCCTCGCCGAGGTTGTGGCCAAGATCGACGCCTCCGTCACCGACCACCACGTCAAGGCCGACAAGTGGTTCCAGGAGAACGCCGACGCGCACAAGGAGATCCACCGCCGCATCGACGGGCTGTTCCAGTTGGAGGCCGGGCGCGGGTCCACCCAGCCCCGCAAGATCGCCGAATGGCACAGGGTCAAGGCCGAGCGGGAAGAGGAGGACCCGACGTGACCCTGCGCCCCCGCCAGCCGGCCGTCGCCCGCATCAACCAGTCCCGCGCCCGCATGGCCCCCGGCGGGCGCCGCTGGTCGGAGTCCCCGATCCCCCGCCCCGGGGTGCGCCGAGTTCGGCAGGTGGGCGGGCTCTACGGGTGGACCCCGAATTCCACCGGGCTCACCGGGGGCGAGGTCGCGATGGGCATCGGGTACGGCGACGGCGTATGGGTCATCGTCGGCGAGGACGGCTTTCTCGCCACCGCCACCGACCCCACGGGAACGTGGACCGCGCGCACGTCGAACCTGCCCAGCCACGGGTACACGGTGGCCTACGCGGGCGGCGTGTGGGTGGCCGCGGGCGCGGCTGGCGGACTCGCCACCGCCACCGACCCCACCGGAACCTGGACCGCCCGCACCTCGTCGTTCGGGACCGATGCCGTCAAGTGGGTGGCCCACGACGGCACCACATGGGTGGCTGTCGGGGAGAACGGGGAGATGGCCACCGCCACCGACCCCACCGGAACCTGGACCGCCCGCACCTCGTCGTTCGGGACGACCGTGATCAACAGCGTCGCCTACGGCGGCAGCACATGGGTGGCTGTCGGCGACTCGGGGAAGTCGGCCACCGCCACCACCCCCACCGGCACATGGACGGCGCGCACCTCCCTGCAGACAGCGGTGGCGTGGGTGGCCGTGAGCTGCGTCGCACACGACGGCACGACGTGGGCCGCCGGAGGGATTGGGCGGGCTCTCGCCACCGCCACCGACCCCACCGGAACCTGGACCGCCAACACGGCGGGCGCACCCGACGACCCCGCATCTGATGACGAAGACCTGTACGGGCTCACCTACGCGGGCGGCTATTGGCTGGCGTCGCTGACGGTGGGCAACAGCGCATGGATAGCCACCGACCCGACCGGGACGTGGACCCGAGTCAACCTGGGATTCGACACCCCACCGGAGACGAACTACGCCAATGTCCACGCTCTGGCCAACTACGCCGCCTACGGGGACGGGGTGTGGGTGGCCATCGACTACGGCGTCGACACGGTATCCACCGCCACTGACCCCACCCGGCCAGTGGCGACTTGACGCGGAAGGGAGAGTAGATGGCCACCAACTTCCCGGGCAGCGTCGACGACTTCGCCACCACGTCGCCGACGAACCTCGGAGACGACGACAGCACTGGGCGCACCCACTCCGAGCGGCACAACGACGTGGAATCCGCGATGGAGGCCGTGCAGGGCTACGTCATCGGCGCGGAGGCCGTCCTCGCCGTCCAAATCTTCTCCTAGGAGCCACGCATGGCTGCACTGACCAAGGTCAAGCTGTCCGGGTCGACCAACGGCAAGGGCGTCAAGGTCGCCGCTACGGCCACGGCTGGCACCACCATCCACACCACCGGGACGTCGGCATCCGTGATCGACGAGGTCTGGCTGTACGCCTACAACTCGGATACGACCGCCGTCGCGCTGACGATTGAGTGGGGCGGGGTGTCCGCGCCGGACGACAACATCAAGATGAACATCCCCGCGACGGCCGGGCTCACCCTAGTCGTTCCCGGGTTGATCCTGACAGGCAACGGCTCGGCCGGGTCGACGGTGGCCGCGTTCGCGGGGACCACCAACAAGATTGTGATCACGGGCTACGTCAACAGGATCGGATGATGCGAGGGGTCGGCGCGCGGGGGCTTGCCTCGTCTCAGGTTTCCGACTGGTTCGGGAACAACACGAACAGCGTCCTCGTACCGAGCCGGCACCTGAGTGTGCCGCCGCCGCCTGCGGATTACCCCCAGGTTCGATCCTCGGCCACCTACACCGACTCCAGTGCCGCCACCTCACGGGACATCACGTTACCGGCCACCGTGTCGTCGGGGGACCTGCTGCTGATGATCGTCGGGGCGTACTCCAACTATGTGCCCACCACGCCGTCCGGGTGGACCCAGATCGACTCCACGCGCTACGTCAGCACGTGGATCACGTCCATTGTGTACGCGAAGGTGGCGGCCGGGACGGAGGGTGGTGGCACCGCCACGCTCGCCATGGACGGGTCGACGCGCGCATCCGCGGTCACCTTCGCCATCTCGGACTGGGCCGGCTCCCTGAGCGATGTCTACCAGTCATACATAGGCGATTCGATCCAGAACCTCGACCCGGCGTCGCTGTCGCCCACGCCGGGTTCATCGAACTACCTCTGGCTGGTGGGCCTTACGTGGAAAGACGGATCAACGTACTCGGTAAGCCTTGTCCCCACCGGGTACGGGAACGACGTGACCGCCGAGTCCGGGGTTACCACCGAAGGCGCCGTGTACGTCGTCCGCAAAGAGGCCACGGCATCCAGCGACAACCCGTCCACCTTCGAGATGCTCGGCGGGTCCACCCAACAGGCGGCGTGGACCATCGCCGTCAACGGACTTTAAGAACCATAGGAGGATCGACATGAACGCCAACCAGCGCACCGCCCTCTACGTCCTCGCTGGCGCGGTCGCCGCCGCACTGACCGTGTGGGATGTTCTGTCCGCCGATGAGGCCGCAGCCCTGGTGTCCGTCGCCGGTGGGCTCATCGGCGTGGTCGCCGCGTTCGTGGCTGTCCGCCACGTCACCCCCGACGAGGAGCCGCCCGCGGTGGACGTGCCCGACCCGGAGGCGTGATGGCACTGGCCCGGTCGTACCCGTTCCGCCGCGCCTACCCGGTGGGCACCAAGTACCGGTACTCCAGTGGCGCCGGGCACTACGCCTACGACTACCTGACCCCCATGGGCACCGACCTGCTCGCCGTGCGCGACGGGGTGATCCTCGACTGCAACGACGGCCAGCCGGACAACCCGACCCGACGCTGGTCGGGGATGCCGTCGAACTGGATCCTCCTCGGCTACAAGAACGCCCTCGGGCAGAAGCGCACCGTCTACTTCCAGCACCTCAAGAAGGACTCGGTGCGGGTGAAGAAGGGTGACCTGGTTAAGGCTGGTCAGTGGATCGCCGAGACCGGCAACAGCGGCAACTCCACCGGAGCCCACTGCCACATCCACGTGATGCGCGGGTGGCGCAACCGCTACGAGCGGTACTGGAACTACAAGGCCGCGTACCGGATCTACCCGCCGTCGCTGGTGTGGGCGAAGTCCTCGCTGTGATGGTCATCTGCCGCCGCAACTACGAGGAGACCTGCGACTGCCGCGCGTGCGAGGCGCACCGGGAGATCCTGGCCAAGGAGGCCGAGCGTGAGCGGTGAGCACACCCACCCCGACTACGAGGGCGACCACGCATCCCTGCGCGCCGACCTGCTCGCCGCCGCCGACCGGCTCAACCGGCTCACCGCGCAGGTGGTGGCGCTGGAGGCCGGGCAGGCGGCACTCACGGAAGAAGCGGAGGACAAGGTGATCCGGTACAGCCCAGTGTTCAAGCAGGAAGACGCCTGGT